TCCGTGGACGACGAGGCGGTGACCTTCACCCACAGTGCGACCGTGAGCTTGGTCAACGCATCGAAGGCGTTGATGTCGCCCCAGTCGATGATGTCGGGACTGACGAGACGGCGGGCCATACGCGCGATTGCGGAAGCGGGAGGTCGACCGCGCTCAGACGGTGATGTCGTAGGTGATCGAAAGGCTGTCAGGCGCGGCCTTGTTGATCACGTCGAAGGTCTGCCGACCGAGCAGCGTGCCGGAGCTGGACGCGTTGAGGCGTCCGCACTCGGTGATCGCTCCGGTGGCGTTGCCCGCAGCGAACGTCCCCGAACAGCGGTCGGTGTAGGCAGTCGGCTGCGTGAGCGAGCCCTGCACGCGCGTGCCGATCTCGGTGCCGAGCGTGGTGTTGCCCGCAGCCGGAGCCGTCGCACCCGTGCCCACGGCAAGGTAGTCGGCAACGGCGGGCGTGCCCTGCAGGCGATCGATGACGAGCGCACGGCCCGCATCGACCACGAGGTTCGGCCCCATGCGCACGTCGACGAGTTCGCCGCCGGGCCGAAAGAGTTCGAGCAGCACGGTGCCGACGAGCGGGAGCGTGCAGGCACGGGCCCCGACGCGACCGAGGCGCGCGAGCGCCTTGTCGCGGAAAGAAGCAGTCGCCCCGAGGACGTGCTCCTCGTAGAACGCCCGCACTTCGGCAGGCGTGATGCGGTAGGTGCGCCCGGTCTTGGGCGAGGAGACGGTGAGGAGGACGGGATTCATGGCAGGAGGCGGTTGCGGTTGGGCGGACGGTTCAGGACGCAGGGAAGAGCGATGGCTCGGCGAGGATCGGGATGTATTCGCCGTCCGGATACGGTGTGATCTTGCCGCCGGCGTCGGTGACGCGGATCTCGGCGGCGTAGTAGCCGGGCGCGAGATCTTCAGGCCAGTCGTGCGAGACGAGGCCGGTCGCAGTCGAGTCGATCGTCATCGCCGAAGCGTCGATCACGGCCGTGCCGGATCGGCGCGCGACGAGCGTAAGCTGCACGGATTGCGCACCCGTCAGGTCCACCGGCTGGCCTGCGGAGGTGAGCTGCAACGCGAGCTTCGGCGCGGTCTGCCCGGATTTGACGACGACGATCTGCATGGTCAGCCGTGCCGCGCCTCGCGCTCGAGCAGATCGAGGCGGCGACGGTGGATGTCGGACGAGAGCGCCGGGCGGAGGGCGGCCTGCATGGAGCGGGTCGCGACGCTCGTGTCCGGATAGGCCGGATACGTGACGGGAGACACGTCGTAGAGGCGGGAGAGGCGCTTGATGTAGCGCGTGGTCTTGTCGCCCTGCATCACCCACTTGTCGCCGTCCTTGGCCACGCGGAACGCGAAGGACGACTGGTTGACGTCCCCGCGCTCGATCAACGTGCGCAGGTCGCGCGCCGGGGCGGTGTCGGGAAGCGTCAGCTCGTAGGCGAGACCCTGCTCGTCTTGCCACACGCGCAACGTCTTCGAGACCGTGCGACCGAGGAGCATGTTCGGGTCGTGGTTGAAGAGGGCGCGCACGTCGTCGTTGAGCACCGAGTCGAACGCGCCGCGGTCGATGTATTCGACGAATCCGCCGAGATCCTCGCTCGGCTTGCCGAACACGGCGGCGTAACCGCGGACGATCGTGCCCTTGCCCTCTTCGGTGCGGATCTCGACGCCGCCGGCGTGGATGCGGAATTCACTCTCTGGATACAGTGGTTTGCTCATGCTGCAGCGGCCTCGGTGGAAGGTTGGGGAACGGTGGCGAGGAGACGGTCGACGAGCTGCGCGGTGCGGTCCGTCTCCCACTCGTCGAGAAGTTGGCGGGCGGCCTCGCGCGACCGGGCGAGCGCGGCAGCGATCGCGTCGGCGGCCCGGTTCGCAATGTCGGTTGCGATCACGTCCTCCGGCGGCGACGCGAAGCCGGCGCTGCGCAACGAGCGCACGGCCGGTGCGAGCACGTCCGCGAGGAGTCGGCGATGGTTCTCCTGGTAGAACGTGCCGATCTCGCGCGCGGCTTCCGGGCGATCGAGAAGGTTGCGGACGTGCTTCGTCTCCTTTCGCACAGTGCGCGCGATCGCCTCGGTCAGGAGCGGGACGAGCACGGCGGGATCCGCGCGAGTGGGTTTCCCCTCTTCCTCGGTCGGCACGTCCGTATCCGGATCGTCACTACCCGCAGGAGGCGTCTTCGCCGGTTGCGGGCCTTCCTTCTGCCCGACGATCGGGCGCGGCGTGTCGCCCTTCGCGATCGCCATGTTGAGCGGCACGAGGTAGATGTCCCCGCCGGGAATCGGCGGCAGATCTTCGAGCCGACGGATGTCGTTGGACGAAAGCCAACCGCCGTCGCGCCCGACGCGATACGCCTCGTAACGCTCCTTGAGCGCGCCGCGCAGGACGCCGGCGACGTTGAACTTGAAGCCGTAGCCGGACTCACGCTCGTCTTCGGAGAGCAGGTCGCGATCGAGACGATGCTCGATGCGCACGATCCACGGGACGATGCAGCCCTTGAAGAACTCGATGTCCTGATGCTCGATATTCGAGAACGTCGCGCGCTCGAGGTCAGCGATCTTGTGCGGAGGCACGCGGAAGATGCGGCAGATCTCGATCGCCGAATACTTCATCGTCTCGAGGAACTGCGCTTCCTCGTTGGTCATGCCGATCGCTTGGTATTCGCCACCGCCTTCGACGATCTTGGTCGAGTGCGCGGTGGCCTTGTCGTTCCACGACTCCTTCAGGCGATCGAAGGCCTTGTCGGAGAGCGGCGGCCCGGCCGGGAACTTCAGGATGCCGCCGGGGCGCGCGTCGTTGGAGAAGAAGCGAGCGCCGTAGGCCGCGGCCGCGATGCCCTTCCCGATCGTCTCGCGGTGCAGCATGATCGGCGAGAGACCGTGCACGCCGTCCAGGCTGAGCCCGCGCACGTGCACGACTTCGTCGGGATCGAGCGTCTTCTGCCCGCCGGCCGTCGTGGTGACGACGTAGCGCAGCGGGCCCTTGAGCCCGTCGGAGCGACGCTCGCGCTCGATCCGCACGCAGTCGGGATGCAGCGGGTTCAGCTCGCGCACACGGTTGCCGCGGTCGCGGACCTTCTCCCAGACGGAGTTGCCGCGCGAGAGCAGGTGCGTGAGCAGGAGTTCCTTCGCTTCGAACGCGGTCAGCTCGGGAGACGGCTCGTTGACCAGGCGCGCGGCCGGGTGCGAAGGCATCGGCTCGCGCTTGTCCCCGTCCGCGAGGACGACCGAGAGCGGGAGCGACGCGATCGTTTCCGCGATCACCCGGATGCACGCATACACGGCGGACTGAGCGAGCGCGGTCTCGTAGGTGACGATCTCCCCGGCCCGCGTGCCTCCGCCGCCGATGGGCCACGACCAGCCGCCCTCCGAGAGCCAGCCGAGCACGCCGTGCCGGATCTGCCGTGTGAGCCGTCGCCAAGGGTTTCGCACACCGAGAGCGTCGCGCGCGCTCGCGCGGGAGGGAACGATTCAAATCGTCCGCAGACGCCCGCGAGAGTCCGCAAGTGCCCGTGGAAAGCCGCGAGCGTCCGCAAGAGTCCGGACCGAACACAGCTCAGGCCGACCTCGCACCCTGAAGTGTTTCACGTGGCACAATGCTCCGCGTGGAACGGTTTCAGTTCTGGATTGACGAACACTCGCTCCCCAAAGAATGGAAAGACCTCCCCTTCACCCAATGCACCTCGGGTGCGACGATCTGGAGACTGAAAGCACCGGCACCCACAAGTCCTCTCGGGCTTCGGATCGATTTAATAACAGACAGTGGGTGGAAGACTAAGAAATGGCATCAGTTACGTATCCGTGTTACTGGCAAAAGAAGGATAATAGCGGACAGTGGTATTGGATATACTACGCATCCAACGCCAAGGCGATCGCAAGGAGCAGCGAGAGCTATGTGAGGCGTATCGATTGTGAACATTCTATCGGCCTCCTGAAGGGATCCGCAGCGGATCCCATCTTCTATACTGAGTAACTAGCTTCTCGGACCGGCCGAAAGACAGTCGGCCGGTCCGCACTAAAGATTTCTTATCATCTCATCTGACCGGGGCGACGGGTTCTTGCTCCTCGGTCGATAATCGGGATTAGACTCCCACCAGCTGACTATATCGGAGGTTCTGGCAGCGTAGCCAATCCGCTTGACCCCCGAATCGCGCACGATCGATCGCACGAACCCCACCCCAACTCGACGCCCGCACCATTTGCTCAGTTCGTCCGCCAACTCCTTCGCCGGCCTGTAGGGTTCCGGCGTCACAGCGTTCGGATCCCCCGCTCCTCGTATGGGTTTGTCTCCGGCTCCTGCAGGAGAATCGCACGGCCGATCGCCATGACGCCGGCGACGATGCCGTCGATGCGTTCAAAGCTCGCTCCCTTCGAAGGCTTGATGTTCTCGGCGGAGTCCTTCTCGGTGCACACGTTGCTGGCCATCCATTGCAGCACGGGATTGCCGCCGTGCCAGATCCGGCGCGAACGCACGAGCCCTTCGAGCCGCTTCGACGGGCCCGACATCGACGCAAACCCCTGACCGAACGGCACCATCGTGAAGCCATCCGATTGCATCTGCGGGACGAGCGTGAGCGTGTTCCACCGGTCGAACGCGATCTCCTGGATCTTGTAGACCTGCCCCAAGGCCTTGGCGTCCTCCCGGATCGCGTCGGTGTCGGTGATGTTGCCGGGGGTCGCGCGTATCCACCCTTGCCTTACCCACTCGGAGAACGGCACCTTGTCGCGCTCTTCGCGCACCTGCATGTTCTCCTTGGGCATATAGAATCGGCAGAGCAACGCGTGCAGCTCGGGAAAGTAGAACACGAGCGCGGTCAGATCCGTGATGCTGGAAAGGTCCAAACCACCGAAACAGACTCGGCCGGCGAGCAGCTCGGGAATCAACGGATCGCCACGGCACGCGCGCCAATCGTCCAAGCTCAGCCAGCGCGACTCCTCGTTCGTCCATTTGTTAAGGAAGTAGCGTTTGAAGTCCGCCTCCTTCTGCGCGCTGTTCCGCGCCTGCGCGAAGTCTTCGCGCATGACCTGCAGGCCTTTCGAGACGCCGAGGTTCGGGTTGCAGCGAGCCCACGTCGCCTCGTCCTTCCAGTCGTCGTCGTCCTCCATGCCGGCGACGAAGACGAAGAGCGCATCGTCGGTCGTCGTGCCTTCGAGAACGCGCAGACCTTCCGCGCGCTCGCGATAGCAGGGCGACTCGATCGACTTGCCCGCAGTCGTGATGATGAAGATCAGCGCCTGGTCACGGGCGCCGGTCGACGTGCGGAGTTTGTCGTGAGTCTCTGAGGTCCGGTGTTCGTGATACTCGTCGACGACGCCGCAGTGCGTGTTGAGTCCGTCGAGATTCTGCGAAGCGGAGTGCAGCGGCATCAACGTTGCGTCACGCCCCGGGATGGTGAGCTGCAGGCGGTAGGAGATCACTCGGCCGTTCAGCGCCCTCGCCGCCCGAACCATTCGCTTGCACTCCTCGAACACGATCTTGGCCTGTTCGAGCCCCGTCGCGGCTGTGTAGACCTCAGGAGCGCCTTCTCGGTCCACGAAGAACATGTAGAGGGCGATCGCGGCCGCGAGGGTTGACTTTCCGTTCTTCCTCGGGATCTCCACGTAAGCCCTCTTGAAACGACGGAAGCCAGTCTCGCGCCACACCCAGCCAAACAGGTTCGCGACGATGAACCGCTGCCAGGGCGCGAGCACGAGCTGCTTGCCGCGCCACTTCCCCTTCGAGTGACGCAGCAGCTCGATGAAGGTGATCGCGTGCGCCGCCCGGCGCTCATCGAACACGAGGCCACGCTCGTCCGCGGTCTCCAGGTCGCGCAGGAACCGCTCGCACGAGCGCACGATCTTCCGGCACGCCGGAGTCGTCCCATCAATGACGCCTTCCGCGTAAGCAACAGCAGCAGTGCGAGCCAACGCCACCATCAGCCAGTCTCCTCGCCTCCGGTCCCCGGCTCTGGATCCGGACGATTCCAGCTTTCACCCCGCACGAACAGCTCAAGCTGGTCGGATTCCGCTTCGTCGCCGGCCGGCGCTTCGCCCTCAGGGAACTTGATCGAGCTGCGCAGCTTGGGATTGAGTCCAAGACGATCGCCAAAGACCTCGAGCCTCTTCCGCGCATCCTTCAGTAGACCGAGCTTCGGATTCCACACGTCCCCGCCGTTCGGCCCTTTCTTGATCTCGCCCTCTTTCCGGATCTCTTTCGTCCAACGATCGATATCACTGAGAGCTTGCGCGACCTCGCCGAGCACGGGGACATCGACACGACGCAGGATCCCCGAAGTGATCAACTCCTTCGCCATCTGATCGAACATCTTCTTCGCGAGCCGATCGAGATGCCGCGGCGCATCAGGCAAGAATCCATCGAAGTGATCGCCGACACGACCATCGTCGCCCGGCACGCTCGGTGCCTGACGCTTCGCAGGGTAGTCGTTGCCGCGCTTCTTCGTCATCTCTTGGGCTCATTGAGAAACTCAATGTCCGGTGCCTCCTTTCGCAGACTCGAATACTCCAGTTGGATCTTCAGAGTCTGGCACGCCTTCCCGATCGCGTTGTTGATCGATTCCGCCTCGGCGGGCTTCATCGTGCCCGCTCGGAGAGCCTTTATCACTTCAAGCGCCTCGTTGCGCAGTCTTTCGATAGGTTTCATGATTGCATAGCTCGCGGTCGATTTGGATGTGCACCCGCTTGAGATCGACCAGCTCAACCGGGATTTCGGACGCCGAAAGATTGCCGCCAACCAGAAGGCCTCTCACGTAGGCGTCGCGTAGCTCTCGCTTTGCAGTCGCATGCCATCGAGCCTTCTTGGCTCGATCCATTACCTTGTCTCGCGTCTGTTCGCACCGTCGACGGGATGCCAGGTGATTGTGGTCGGTGCATCGGACACACAGGCGCTTACGACTGGGTCTCGGAATCTCCCGCCCGCAATCCCGACAGCACTTCGGCGACTGGTTCCGTGCTTTCCGTTCGCGCTCGCGCTTGTTGGCCAACACCGATCTCCTTTGGCACTCCACGCAGCGTTGGCGGTGGTTTCCGCGCCCGGCACGACGTATCTCAATGGTGCAGCCACAGTCCTTGCACTGCCGCGGACCAAACGAGTTCCGCTTCTTCCGATCCTCTTCCCGTTTTGAGACTAGCGTCCGCTCTCGTTGGCACGCCGCGCAACGAGACTTGTGTCTACCGCTGCCGGCACTGCGAAGCGTTATATCGCAACCACAGTCCTTGCACCTCGGCTTGCCTCGGACGTTCACAACCCCCTCCCCCCTTGCGCAGCCGGCCCAACTTTTCTCAGGGTTGACAGAACGGTCTCAGCGGTGTGCCCCGCAGAGATTCGACCGCCCCCTCCCCCCATGGCGCTCTGCCCGCGCGCGAGGGCATGACGGGGCGAGTGTCGGTCGATCGTCGCGGTCTTCCGCGAGTGGCACGCGTGACAGAGCGGTTGGTGGTTCGTCGGCTCCCAGAAGAGAGAATCCGACGGCCCTGACACTGCCACCTTGTGGTCGGTGTGCTGCGCTATCTCCCCGCACTCTGCACAGAACGGATGCTCTGCGAGGAACGTCCGTGAGTATCGACGCCAATCCACTCCGTATCCACGCTTCGACGACGAGGGCCGCCTCTCGTCGTGCGTGCGATCTCGCTCCCTTCGATGCGCAGGGCAGTAGCCGCCACTCTCGACGAGCGCGGGGCATCCCGGATGCCTGCAGGGAGATGGCGCGCGTCTAGGCATCGCGCACCTCCTGCATAGCCTCGCGGATCTCTTTCCGCACGGACGCAGGCAACGAGGTCCACGCGCCCTCACGATGCTTTCCGTCGATCACGAAGCGCCTATCGCTCCAGTGCGACTCGACGAAGTCACGCCATCCGGCCGGCTCCGACTCTTTCGGTGATCGCCCTCCG